GGTAGATGAAAGACTGTCCGGCCCAATACATGGGGTTGACCCACATTTGAGCGCCCTTGAAGTTGACCTCGCGCCCTCCGTAGCCGCTCCGCCGGACGCTATCGTCGTGACATATCCCGGTTAGCAGCATCACTTTATCACTGCGCTTCGTCTTACGCTGGCGGACGATCAGTTCAACCGGGCGCTCTTTCAACCGCGCGTACATGATCTGATGACCGGCCGGGCCTGGGAAGCCATGTTCGGAAACGATCGCGTCATAATCCTGCCCGCAATCTTCCTTTGCCCTGATCTCGGTCAGCTGCCATCCTTCACGGGCGCATGTTTCACGGACGAAGAAGCGCGTCCTTTCGACGCCGATTCCGGTATTGATGTGCAGGACTTCGCAGCCCGGCACGTTCTTCATGCACCAAGCAGTGGCGCCGAGGCTGCCATCTCCGCCGGACAGCATCGCGAACACAGCCACCGGTTTATGCTCAAGTGCCCGCGCTACGATCTCGGCCGGAGACGGTCTCTCGACCGCAAACATCTCGAATTGGACGCCGCAGAACTCTCGACTATCCATTACCCTTCTTCCTGCGGCAGGAGGGAGAGGATTGCTCTGGCTTTGGTGAGGGACGGCTCGACTTTTGCGTCTGCCATCGCCTGATAGTGGCGCGACATTGCCCGCCTAGTCCCTTCGGTTTTGTCCATGGCGTCGGCCCAATCCAAAGACAGTTTCCAATAAAATTCCGCGCCTTTCCAAGCCTCCGGATCAATGATCCGCGCTATCGCCTCTTCCGCACCCTCAGATAGAGGGGTGGGGGATTGCTTGGCGGTGAAGGTGGCCACGTCCACAATCCAGGCGTTGCCGAGACAACGTGGACATTGCATCGAACAAGCCGCCTCATCCAAGCCGTCCGCCACTTCGCCTTCGCCCTCACAGACGGGGCACGGCATTACACAATGTTCCAGCTTCCCCTCCCCATCGCTAGCGGCGGGATGGCTGGCGAGAGCGGCGCGGGTGTTCCAGGCGACGATTGCTTTATTGGGCGCGTCACCATCCCGCCATTCGGCATCGGCAACAGGTTGAACCGGGCACTCATTTTCGTCCGGGCAAAAAACCATCGCCGCACCGTAGCTGTTATCCTCGCATACCAGCGGCTGCTTTCCGCAAAATGGGCAAGGCAGCAGCGCCTCCTCTGCCCCGGTCACTGTCCCTGCTCCTGATTGTTCTCGGGCGTCTCCCCTTCGGGGCCGGGCTCTTGCCCTTCGGGTCGAACCTCCTGCGGAGTTTCGCCGCTTCGCGCGGCGATCCATGACGCGTGGTCAGCTCGCATTCTCGCATCGAAGGCGTTCCATTTGCGCTCCTCGACATCGCTTAAGTACGCTAAGCCGGCCTTGGTGATCGTGTATCCGGCGCCCATCTTGCCGTCTTCGGAGCAAAGAGACTGAGCGTATTCAAGCAAGCCCTTGCGAGCGAGAGCGCGGACAGAGCGACGGATTGCCGGTTTCGGCGTCTTGCAATTCTCGGCGACTAGGCGGAAGCCAAAGCCATACCCCTCCTCGCATTCATCCCAGGCGGTCAACGTTTCTTCTTCGGTGGCCGATAGCGTCACTGCGCTAGGGATGCTCACCGAACGGCCAAGACCCGTAGGGGCTTGGGGCGAAGCCTGAGCAGCCCGGTCGGCTTCAGCCGAAGCGCCCTGAATATCCCCGGTCACAAGTGTGTCTCATCACCCGGAAGACCCGTACAGGTGCATCCAGGATCATCACAGGTGGGGGTGGAAGGGTCTTCTGAACCAACGAAGACGAACAGCGCCATGAGGCCGCCAATGGCCGCCACGCCGATGAGGATGGGGATCATGCTGCTTCTCCGTTGCGTCGCCGGGATTCGTTGATCAGGTCCGCGATCGGCACCTGAAGCCAATGTGAGAGGATGTTGGCGCAGCGGTCTGTCCACCGCGCCCGCTCTGGTTCGGTCATCGCGCGATTGCTCGTTGACTGAGGCTTGAACACCTTGTGGCCGGACGGCGTGATGAACGTGTCGCCAAGTTCAAGGCGGCGCTTCAACTCGTTGTGCAGCGTCTCCTGATCCCATGCGAAGCCGGTCTGATCGGTCAAGGCCTCGGCAGCCACGTCGAGCATAATCCAGTAGAAGCCGCGCCGCCGCTCGTTCGCGCCAGATCTCTTGATCTCGATCCGGCATTCACCGGAGAGCGTCTTGATGGCTTCCCGGGCCGCGCTGTTTACCGGATGCAGGGCGCCGAAGCGCTGCACGCAGATCAGGGGTGGCTTGTCAGCCATTTGCTCGCTCCCTCATTTCCTGTTCGATCTGGGCTCGGCGGGGGCTGGCGGCGATGAACTCGCGGATCAGCTTTTCCGGGTCGAGTTTGGCTTCATCACGCCAGAATGTTTCTTCTCCGACCTGATGCTGGTAGCCGTGATGGAATTGGCACAGGCTTACCGCCCGCCAATCGTCTGGCTTCTGGCCGATGCCTGCGCCGCTCCCGAGCCGCACATGCGCGAACTGAATCGGCCGTCCGGTGCAGCCCGGGACGCAGCATTCGTGCGATCGAACGAACGCGGCATGCGCCTGCGACCGCCACCGGGTGGCGCGCTTCGCGGGTTTAGTGATGCGCCTCGGAAGCATCAGGCTTTCCTTGTCTGCAACTTGCGGCACTTAAGGCACCGCCGCGTCTGGAAGCTTGTTGCTTCATGAGCGCCAAGCGGGACAAACAGCGTCAGTCCGGCGGACCACGGGCTCCATTTGTGGAAAATGTGCATCACCGGCAGTCCCGGTTCGCAGCATGCCGCTGCCGTGCGCGCTCAAGGCACTTCTGCCGGTACGCCTCATCATGACGGTAACGCTCGCGCTGGCGGGCGCTCTGTTCGAGCCTGCGCGCCTTCTGCTGGCTTAGTACGCGCTCCCTATATTCCGGGTCAGAGCGATAACGCTCGCGGCGATACCTGTTGCTGAGGGCTTCGTCGGTCATCAGCCGGCCCGCACCAAATCCACCAGCGCTTCGGCGGCATCATTCGCGGGATCGTAGCGGCGGCGAAGCATGGTGACCTTGCGCACAACGTCCGCAAGAAAGGTCATCACCTCATATTCGAGCTTCGTGATGGCCTCCACGTCACGCTCTATGCGCTGGACGAACAGGCGCATCGACGCAGGCATTCGCGGATCGTACGAGACGTAATCGCACCACTGACGGCCAGTGCATGCCATTTGCCAGAGCATTTGGGTCCGATACTTCTCGGGGACAGCGCCGGTTTGCAGGGTGGCGATGTGCGTGGCCAGCGTCGGGCATTTTATCTCGACCAATCCATCGTCGCTGACCAGCCCATCTGGCGAAGCCCCGGCTTCTGGAATGCCCGGATGAAACACGAATGCGCATTCCTCCACGTCCACATCATGCCGGAAGGCGTAGGCGGCGCGCGCCGCGGCCTCGTGCTCAGTGCCCCACTGCATCGCGGCGTTGGTGAAGCCCTGCTCAACGGTTCCGGTCAGCCTTTCGGCGATCAACTGCGCTTCGTATTGAGCGCGCGATGCCGAAGGGCCGCTCTTGGTGCGCGCGATGATATCGGCGACACGCGATGCAGTGACTTTGCCGCAGCGCACCGCAAACCATTCTGGCGATCCCTGGATCACTTGGCACCGCCTTGTGCCGCAGCCGCCTTGGCTTGGCGTTCCGCTATCGTCGCATTGATGGATTCGATTGCGGTGCGATAATCCTTAGCGAGCAAAGCCGGGACATTGGGCACCCCCATGTAAGCGCAGAACTTGGCGGTATTAAGATTGTTCTCGCCCATCATGTCGTTGATGGTCTGGATCTGACGCTCTGTGATGTACTCGGCATTGTCGTTGCCGTCGCTGTCGTCATCGCCGACCGCGACGTTGAAAATGCCCTTGAGCAGGTAGCGCGACCCATAAGAGCCAGCCGCTCCGGCAGCGTGCGTCTTGGTCATCACGTCGCCGCCCTTGGCGCCCTTGCCATCGGCCGGCATGTCGCGATGGTAGGTGCGCGTGAAACCGCCGACATGCGAGACGTAGCAGAGCACTCGGATATGCTCCGGCTTCGGGCTCTCGCCTTCATCAAAGCTTAGCGCGAAGCCGTTCTTGGTGTATATCGGGCGAAGGGCGCGATCCAGTTGGGCATAGCTCGCGTAGTTGCTCTTGGTCTGGGGGTTGCTCGCATCCGCCGACACAGGGCGCATTTCCGCCTGTGCAGCCGTCATGGCGGAGTTGAACGCCTCTTCAGCGTTGCGCTGATAGACGCGCTCCTGCATCGCCAAGAGGCGTTCCATCTTGTCTATATCGACAGACGGGTCACGCGCCGCACGCTCGATTACGGCAAGCAATCCAGCGGAATAATCCTGCACCTCGGCGAGCGGCGTTTCGACCCGCTGCGCTATGGCTTTGTCACTCACGATCAGATCCTTTCTGCCCGCGAAATTCCGGTCTTTTCGCGGGCATTGGCCGGGCCGAAGGGCTTGTGTGCGGCGGGGCTGCTGCACTCACGGCGGCGATCCTTTTTGCCTTACAGCGATGAAAGGCGTCTCGGCGGCAGGCTCGACAGTCGCGGCCACGGTACCCCCTATCGGTACGCCAATGAGTGTTAGCCTCGTCGTATGGGTGGCCATGCTTGCAGACCTGAATAGATTGCCGCGTTCCTCGTCCCCGCAGGGCCATATCGCGCATATTTTCAGCAGTCGTTCCGGGTCTCAGGTGGGCCGGATTGACGCACGGCGGGTTGTCGCACGAATGTAGGATAAACTTAGAACCGATTGATTCGTCTGGATTGGAAATTACCCAAGCTAGACGATGTGCTAGCGCGTATGTCGCAGAGCCATCTGCTGCACGATGCGAGAACACTCCGTACCCACGGAAGTTTTTTGTGCCAGTGAAGACCCAGCATTCATCTTCTGATCGGCAATCTACCAGACTCCAAAATCGTACTTTGCTGGTGTCCGTGATGGCGAGATTAGCCAAGTTGATACGGCGCGCCATTACAGCCACCTCATCCAAACAGCTACGCTCACCGGGAGCAGCCCAAGGACGATCGCGATCGATAACCGCCTAGCCGTCCTATCCAGGAAAGGGACGATGGGGAGGACATCCATCGGTATGATGGGCATAGGAGAGCGGGGCTTGGCGTCCTGCCAATCGTATCCGGGGCGGGTCATGCCAGTTCCTTCCGAAGTTGAGCGCGCAACTCGATCTTCGCGACCAAGGGCTTATCGCCGGCGAGGTTGTTGCAAACCCGGTGAGCAAGGGCGTAATTGTCCAGTCGATTGCCGCCGCCTCTCGACTTCGGAACAAGGTGTTCCAAGGTCGCATCGTCACCCATCGACTTCCCGCAAAACCAGCACTCGTCTCCATCGCGGGCGAGGAGCTTCCGGCGCACCTTGTCGCCGTGGCTTTCGGCTTTCGGGTCCTTGCCCGGCCGAGGGTTCACGGGCTCTGTCGCGCTCGCCGCCTGGGGCGACATTACATCACCACGCAGGAACGCCGCGTAATGCTCGGCACTGCCGCTTGTGAACGTCAGCAGGCCATTTTCCTTGGCGTAGACAACATGGGTTGCAGCCCGCTTGCTGCCGCACCAAAAGGCGCGATAGCGGATCACCTCATAGGGGTTCGTCGGGGTCCCGATCTCCGCGCCGTTCCTCGCCAGCCATGCAGCGAAATTGCCGACCATGAATTGCGCGCGGCGGATTGGCATTGGATGCTTAGCCATTACCGCTCTCCAGCCGCGCATCACGCACGGCCCTGTTGGCTTCCCAGCGCTGTTCAAGTTGCCGGTCTGTGGTGTCCTCACGCATCTGGCGGAGGGTTTCGGCTGCGACCGAAAGGTCCTGCGCGGCATCCAGCGCGGACATGGGGATTGGGTGCGGGGTCATGAATTGGCCTCGACAGCTTTTAAGGAGCCGCCGATCAGTTCTATTTCGAAGCCACTGTTGATCGGAAAAATGTCCTCTGCGGCTTCAAAAGCCTGATCGGCAAGGTTATACTTGCCGTCGTCTTCGAACTCGACGGTTGCAGTGATTTTGAAGTCAGCCGTATACCGGGTCATCAAATCTGCTCCTCGGCCCAACAGTCGTCACACATGCGCTTGCCCTTGTCCTTCGCGCGGACGCACTCAGGACATGGGGTGATCCAGCGGGACCATGCGCGGCGGATGGCGGAGAGAAGGCGGCTCATGCCCCGAACCTCCGCGCATCAGGCATCATCCGCCCATGTGCGTTCCAATATTCCCCGAATGCGTGCGCCCGCTCCTCGCTGACGTGCAGGCTCTCCATACCTTCAGCAAAGGTCCAGTCGTTGCCCTCGCCATAGCGACGGACGGACCAATCCAGACCCCGCCGTGCCGACCAATCGGGCTGCGGCTGGTAGGTTACTCTGTAGGAGCGCTGCGCTACCTGGGTGGGGGTAGCTGGCTTGAGGACTGGTTGGTGGAGCATTATGCCTGCACCTTGCTGGCTTCGAGTTCGGCCAGCCGCTTCATGTCGGCCAGAGCCTCCTCGTTCGAGCAGTAGAAGCTTGGGAAGCGGTCAAGTGTGGGATCGCTGGCGAGGTAGATCAGGCTCGCCGCCGCAGCGGTGCCCATCCTCTCCTCAAGCTTCTTGCCCTCTTCGCCCGCGAGGGTCGTTACCCATCCGGCGCGGCAGTGCGTGGTATCGCATGTGTGCCAGTCGCCCATATTGAGCGCGTTGGGCGTGGCGGTCGCGGCGGCGTAGACCTTCTGGTGGATGTTTTCGATGACTGGGGCATCGCTCAGGACGGCATCGCTCAGGACGGCACCGCGCAGGACGGCACCGCGCAGGACGGCACCGCTCAGGACGGCATCGCTCAGGACGGCATCGCTCAGGTCGGCATCGCTCAGGACGGCATCGCTCAGGACGGCACCGCGCAGGACGGCATCGCTCAGGACGGCACCGCTCAGGTCGGCACCGCGCAGGTCGGCATCGCGCAGGTCGGCACCGCTCAGGACGGCACCGCGCAGGACGGCATCGTTTCGCCTCGCCCACCGCACCGCCAAGCCGAGCTTCATGCCGATAGAGGCATCCGGGGCGCAGGTGATCTCGGCCGTGAACTGGACGCGGTTGGTCCAGCGGTTACGGATCTCAAACTTCTCTGTGGTGGGCGCAGTCGCCATCGTAGAACCCTCCGCCGTGATTGGCTTGGGAGGGTTATGTGTGAGATTTCACACGGCGTCAATAGCCAGTGTGGGATTTTTCACATTTTATTTTTTAGGCATGCGTTGTGGCCGCCAAGAACGGCTTATCTGAGCTCCAATATTTGCTAAGATGTCACGCCCCATCCCTGGGGCTATAGGGTCAACCTGGTATACAGAAAGCGTAAGGCCGGTTGGGGCCTTGGAGGAGTGGCGGCACTGGCGATGGCTTCCCGTTGAGGCTGACGATAGGGTCGCCTTCCGATAAAATTTGGGCTGCGGCCATTTCGCACCGCTTCGCCGTTTCGTACCGGATAACGACAGGGGGGCCATTGCCCCATCGCGCCACCAAATAGAACGGGCCTGGCCCATATTTCCAGTATGGGTTGCCCGCGTCGATCTGGGCAAACATCAGAGCGAGTGCAACCACCCTATCCTCCTAGAATCACCGCCGTGGCATAACAAACAATACGGGTGCGGCCCATATAACCTCCACATTTTCCATGTCGGCGGCGTTGAGCGATCGTAGGGTATAGCGATCGGTCTGAGAACCGCTGGCCAGGATCTTGAGGTAGGTTCCGCCATCGGCCAGATGCACCGCGCAATATCGATTAAGGTAGGCAGGCAGCGCACCGTCATGGTCGCGGCGGACATAGATGATGTCGCCGGGCTCATACTTCGGGAGCATTGAGTCGCCGACCACTTCGAGCGCCATCATCGGGCCGGGGGCTAGGGGTGGGCGGGGCACGAATTGCGGCTCGGCATCCTCGTTGATGTAGGCGACCAAGCCGCCAGCTCCGATACGTCCGAGCAACGGGACCTGTTCCGCTCCGCTGATGCTTTCAAATGGCAATTCCAGGGCTTCCGCTATTTTGAACAGCGTGCCTATGCCGGGATTGTCCGTGCGTTCGAGAAGGTCGCGAACGGATGTCTGGCCGACGCCAGCTTTCTTGGACAGAGATCGGCGGCTGAAACCCTTTGCCGCCATCTCTGCCTCTATTCGGCGTCGAATCTCGTCGATGTTCACGGCCGCTGGCATGGGCGACATATCACACGCGAGAGCGGCGTAATGGGACTGGCGAAATATCAGACGCGACGACCCTTGACCGTGTGAGATTTCACACATACACTGCGCAGCCATGGAAACGCTGCTCTCTGACATTGAAAGCTTTCTTAGCGATCATCCCGAATTGAGTGAATGGCAGTTCGGCGAATTGGCGCTCAATGACCGAAAGTTCATTGCCCAATTGCGTGACAATCGTGAGCCGCGCCGAAAGACGGTCGCTCGCGTCCGAAGCTTCATGCAAGATTATGTCCCGACCGCAGAGGCAGCATGACCCTGCGCCCAACCGCTGCCCCTGCGCATTTCCCTTACGCGCATCGGACGCTCGAAGAGATCGCGCGCGCCGAACACATAACCGAGCAATGCCATTGCACGGTCTGTCGGCTGCACGCTCTGGATGCGCAGACCCACTATCACACCATCTCCCGGAGCGGTTTCGCCATCGCCGCCGAGAGGGCCGTCCCGTCTATCCCTGTGGGCGGGACGGCCGTTTCTTCGCGGGGGCGGGCGTAATGGGCAACTGGACAGACATGTGGGCAGCTTTCGACAAACTGTTCGACAACGAGCCGTCCTTTTGGGCCGATGGCGATCGGCGCACCCGCCATGCGCGGGTTAAACGGCAGACTACGGCCGGTCACGGCTGCATCTGCCCACCAGGAGCCGAAGCCACCTGCAAAGGCGCGCTTTGCCCGCGCCGTCCGATCGGTCCTGCATCGTGAGCGCCCGCCCCACCAACGAGATCAGCGCCACCAACCGCGCATTCCTTCTCCTGATCTGTGCGCTGGTCTGGCTGGTTGTTGCTCCGGTCTTTTTCATTCGCGGCTTTTGCGCGGGAAACGACCCCAGCCGCAGCAAGTCCGATCGGGATGAAATTAATGTCCATAGCGGTTCTTTTATAACGGGAGCGGAACGGGATCATGGCTGATGGAACGCTTCCCGCACGGGATTCCATTGCAGCGCAGCGAGAGCTTTTCCGTAGAGCTGAGGCCGAAGAAGGCCTTTCAATTGCTGTGATTGCGAAGAGAGCGCCGCTTTCCCCCAATACCATGCGGGGCTGGCGTGACGGCTCTGCAATGCCAGCATGGGCCATCGGCGCGCTCAAGCAGGCTGGGGTTCCCGATCACCTGCTTTCACTCATTCTGGAGCCGTTCGCCTGCTTCGTCGTGTCTGACGAAGACGGAGAGGGTGACCTGGATACCGCCGCGAACGACGCGTTGGAGTTCGCCACTGAAGTCAACAAGGCGCACCACCCGAACAGCCCTGGCGGCTTGGCGATCGTACCGCAAGAAAAGGCGGTGATCGAGCCAAAGCGGCAGCGAGCCTGCGCCTCAATACGGAGGGCCGCAGCATGATTGATCTGTTCCACGTAATTGAAGACGCCTTTGCGATCGTGCGCAAGCCGAAGGGCGTCTATGTTCAGGCCAAGTTATATCACCGCGCGGGCGTCGTTTATGTCGCTTACGGTAGCGGGTTCGTCCGCCTTGGCCAGAAGTTCGGCGAAAGCTGGGGCACCTCGCATCCGGACATCAAGGTTCTGGATTATGGCGGCCCCGGCGTAGAGCCACAGCATGACCCTGTTTACCTCTCTTCTCGCGCTCGTCGCATTCGCGCGGTGTCGTGATGGACGCCTATTTCAAGGCTCTAATCGACAGCCCGATCGATACCGCCGCGCGCGCCAACAAACTGCTCCTGCCCGAAGGGGTTAGGGCGTCTAAGCGCCTGCCAAAGCCGGAATATTATGATTCCGTCACCGCGCCGAAGATAGCTAGAAGCGAGCTGGAAAAGCGCAAGGCGGATGCGGCAAGCGCCAAGCTGGTAGCGGTTCTCGACTATTACGCGACCACACAAGTCCCGTTCGACCGCATAGCCGCTCATACCAAGTTGACCGAAGATCAGGTTCGGGAATCAATGCTTCGCCGGGGTCGTTCCGCATGACCCTCCTATGGGAAGCCCTACCCCTGGCAACACTGACAGGGACATCGCTGTATGGCTTGGTGAAGTGGCGTGATGCGCAGCGGGAAGCAAACTGGCTAAGACGTCGCCTTCGTAGAACGTCTTCAGCCAGCAACGACTTCGCGGACCTTTATGGGGCCGCTCAACGCCGTCTCGACGCCATTCGCTTGCAGCGCTCCGAAACCACGCGCCGTGGAAATCTCACCCGCTCCGCCAACCGCAAGGCCGCTGAAGCAGCCAAGAGGGCAGAGACGACCTATCGTCTGGAGGTGGGACGGTGAGCCGCCGCGGTGATGTAAACTGGACCCCCGAGCTTAAGGCCAGGCTGAAAGCCATGGTCGATCAGGGGATCTCGGACAGCCGTATCGGCCACGACATGGGTGTGAGCAAGGGTTGCATATCCGGGGCTCGGACGCGCTTCGGGATCAAATCCACGGTCGTCCTGCACAGCGTCAAGCGCCCGCCCGCCGACTTCCTTGAGGTTGGTCCGACCCTGACTCTTCAGGGCTGTGCAAGGCATTACGGCGCGTCACCATCCACCGCAAAGGCATGGTACGAGCTTCTCGACATCACACCCGCCGCACGGGTCTACGTCAAGCTGGAAAGGACCCCCAAGGCGCCAACGCCACCGCGCGCACCCCAGCGGGTCTATCAGCGCGGCTTCAGCACCATGCAGGCCATGCGCGCTCCAGAGCGGGCGTCAACCTTAGCCTCCTGTGCCCAGCTTCACCTGCAACGCTATTTCCCCGTCTACAGGGCAAAGATTCAATTCCGCAACGCTCCGGATGACGCGTGGATCGTAGCCGGTCGGAGAATTTCCGAAGCCGAGATGATCCAGATTGCCCAGCGCAAGGGCTTCGAGGTGGCGGCATGATCGTGGAATTGCCATGGCCTCCGCGCGAGTTGTCGCCGAATGCCCGCCCGCATCATATGGCCAAGGCTCGCGCCACCAAGGCGTATCGCTCTACCGCCCATTGGGCCGCAAAATCAGCCAACGCGCGCGCTCCTATCGGACTTGAGGACATATCCCTAGAGGTCACGTTCTACCCGCCCAGCCGCCGCCCAGATCGGCAGAACATGCCTGGTTGGATCAAGGCCGGGATTGACGGGATCGCCGACGCCATCGGTGTGAACGATCGTCGGTTCAATCCGACCTACCATTACGCTGAGCCCATCAAAGGCGGCAAAGTTACGGTGGCGGTCGGATGACCGATTGGTTCCGTTCATGGCACGGCGCGCCGACCGACAATAAATGGCTCCTGATCGCCAAGCGCGCAGGCGTCAAACCGATCCACGTATCAGGTACGTGGTGGGCACTTCTCGACCATGCTTCCCAACACTCCGAACGTGGCTTCGTCGGCGATTTCGACGTTGAAACCTTCGCACTGTTCGCCGGCATGGAAGAAGAACACGTGTCACGCATTGTCACGACGCTTCGTGACAAGGGCATGATCGTGGACGACCGCATAGGCCAGTGGTCTAAGCGGCAACCGAAACGCGAGGACGAAACCGCTGGTGACCGCCAGCGCCGTCATCGCGCAGAAAAGGGCGGAAAACCGCCAAATAACGGTGGTGACAACACCCCTGATCGCCCCCTTAATGGCGCCGGTCACGCAGTGTCACGCAATGTCACGCTAGATAAGAGTAGAGGAGAGAAGAGTAGTTCCGTTGCTAACGCAACGGGCACGGTCGTGCCGCACCCGGCAGCAGATTTCGCCAAAGTCGTTTTCGACAGTGGCCTCGCCCTGCTCACCGCCTCCGGCCACACCGAGCGCCAAGCACGATCGATCATCGGACGATGGCGCAAGGCCGTCAGCGATCCCGAGATGATCGTCATCCTTCGCCAAGCAGAAACCGAACAACATAGCGCGCCGGTCGAATGGATCACCGCCGCAGTGGAGGCCCGCAATGGAAGCCGGAAAAAACCTCGCAACAACGAATATCGCGACCCAATCCTTGGTGACGCGTTTGACGAGCTTGCTGCCCGCATGGGTTAGCCCGAGCGATCTCGATGCGGAGCGGTTTTACCTGCCCCAGGTTCCACGCGGCCAAGGGGATCGGCTACGGTCGATCGCAGCCGACTACCGCGAGGCAATGCGGCCATCGACACACGACCAACGCAAGGCCGCGCTCCTCGAACTGCGGCTGGCGACGGTTCCGAGGAACGAGAGCGAGCTTGAGGCCCGCGCGTCCTTCGCCAAGCTGATCGACGATCTGTCGGACGTCCCGGCCGACATCGTTCATTCCGCCTGCCGAGCCTATGCCAACGAGCCTGGCACGCGCTTCTTCCCCCGTGGAGCCGGAGAGCTTCGGACATTCGCCAACCCGATGATGGCCCAGAGGGCAATTCGCGCCCACAGGCTGGAAGAAATGGCGCGGGCATCGGATGAAGTATTCGACGAAAGTACGCGCTGCACACCGGAAGAAGCTGCCGCAATCAAGGCAGAGTTCGGCCTGGTAACAAATCCCTACCCCGAACAGCCAAAGCCGGTTGGGACAAAGCCCCGCATGCCGACGCGAGACGATTACCTCGCCCTTGGCGTGGATCCATCGGTCCTCAACATGCTCCCCGCCAAAGGACAAGCAGCATGATCCTCGTCGTTCAAGGCCGGGCGCGTCGCAGACCAATGGAATACCGGACACGCAGCGCCCAAGAGAGGCCAAAGGGAACCCGCGTTTCCCCTGGTCACAAAATCAGAACGGCGATTAGCCTTTCTCCTGAATTATTTGAAGCGTGCGCGGCGATTGCGCAGGGTGCAAACAAATCTCTTGCGGGCTTTCTCTCTGAAATCGTTGCCGAATGGATCGAGCGGGAAGCTGGAATTTGCGTCCATACGAACCCCATCAACCAGACGCAAAGCGCCGACCAAGCAGCATGACCAAGCGCGAGGAAGCCATATCCGCGATAGCGCACGCCATAGCGGACGGCCCCAACCCCAGCTCGGCCACATGGCAGAGCGCCACCGCCGCCTTCGATGCGGCAATCAAGGTCCTCATGGAGCCTGATGAGTCGATGTTCCTCGCATACGACAATGCGCCGGACAGAAGGGATGGGGAATCGTGGCGCGTGACTGCGCGCAACGAGCTTCAAGCCATGCTCAAGGCCGCTTCAGCATGACCGGCCAAGCGGCAAAACAGAACGCGGACTTCCTGTTGAACCGCTCGCAGGCGATCAGCTTGGTTTGTGTTGCAGCCCTGATCAAAGAGGGGGTGATCACCTTCGCCGGGGAGTATTCCGAACTCGCCACGATAGCCTTGGCCGAGGCCGGTGAGGAATTGGCGCTCCAAATCGGGGGCATGCCGCAATGACCCACCCCAACAAACCACTCGGTAAATATCTCATAAGGAGGATTGGGCTTTGATCGTCGCGTTACTCATTGCTTGCACGGCAGTGGACGGGGACACGATACGCTGCGGGGCAGAGCGCATCCGCATTACCGCGATCGATGCGCCTGAGATGCCTGGGCACTGCCGCAAAGGCCGTGACTGCGCACCGGGCGATCCTTTCGCCAGCAAGCAGGCGATGGCCGGCTATCTCGCATCGGGCCCACTCACGGTCGAACGTTTGGGCATGGATCGGTACGGCCGCACTGTCGCGGATGTCTATTCCAATGGGACGTCTCTGTCCTGCCTCCAACTCGCCAGCGGTCATGCGCGCTACTGGCCTCGATACGACAATGGCGGTCGGATCAAGCTGGAGTGCGGATTCATTCAGGAAGGGAATCGATAAATGCGCGGACGACCAGCAAGCCAGGCCAAGCGGATTCAGCAGCGCGTAACCGAAATGCGCCACGCTGGCGATCAGGTGAACAAATCCCGGATAGCGCGCGAGCTGCATGTTCCAATCAGGACGGTGTTTCGGGTGATGGCAGAAAGTCGCTGCGCCTGAATTATGTCATATGCACAGGACAGAAAATCCCGTGTAACTGGTCTGCCGAGCATAGCCATGGAGGCTCGGCATGACCATCCTGGGTTTGATATTGGTATTGATCCTGCTGGCGGTCCTGCTGCCCGTGGCAGGCGTCTCGCTCGATCCGCAAATCATGCGCATCATCCTGGTGCTTCTCGTCATCGCTGCGGTCGTGTGGCTCTTCACTGGCTCCGGCCTGTTGCGCGCGTAAAACTGTGGGATCACGTAAATCAGACTTGGTTGTGGTCGCGCCACAGGCGGAGAATGGTCGCCCGAGCAAATATCAGCCGGACTTTGCCGACCAAGCCCGCAAGCTGTGCTTGCTCGGCGCGACTGATGGTGAACTGGCGGACTTTTTCGAAGTCTGTGAGGCAACCATCAATAATTGGAAAAGGGATCACCCGGGCTTTTTAGAGTCCATTCGTGCAGGCAAGGTGAAGGCGGACGCTGAGGTGGCCGACAGCCTCTATCGCCGCGCCACTGGTGAGACAGTAGAACTCGAAAAGGTCATGAAGAAGGACGATGGCTCTTACGAGGCCGTCCGGTATAAATCCTACATTCCAAGCGATCCGGCCGCCGCTTACCGCTGGCTGCAAAACCGTCGTTCGCAGAACTGGACGGATAAACAACTCGTAGAGCACACGGGGTCTGTGTCGGTGGTGGAGAGGCGAATTGTCTCGAACCCTGCGAATTGAGACCGCTGCGGTGTTTGAGCCGCTTCTGCAGTCCGCGCGCGACAAAGCGGCCCACGGTGGGCGCGGCTCGGGCAAGTCTCACTTCTTCGCCGGTCTACTTGTGGAAGATGCGATAGCTGAGCCTGGCAACAGTGGCGGCGAAGGACTGCGATCGGTCTGCATCCGCGAGGTGCAGAAGGATCTCGCGCAATCGTCCAAGGCGCTGATCGAAGACAAAATCCGCGAATACGGGTTGGGTGAAGCTGACGGCTTCAAGATATTCCGCGACGTGATCCAGACGCCGGGTGACGGGATTATCATTTTCAAGGGCATGCAGGATTACACCGCCGACAGCATCAAGTCGCTGGAGGGGTTCAAGCGGGCCTGGTGGGAAGAGGCGCAAGGCGCAACGCAGCACAGCATCAACCTGCTCCGTCCGACTATCCGAGCGTCGGGCTCTGAGCGCTGGTGGAGTTGGAACCCGCGCCGCAAGGTCGATCCGGTCGATGTGATGTTCCGTGGTCCTGAGCGGCCAAGCGGATCGGTCGTTGTCGAAGCGAACTGGCGCGACAATCCATGGTTCACGGCCGAACTGGAGCAAGAGCGAAACGACACGATGCGGCTCAACCCCGACCAATATGATCATATCTGGGAGGGCGGTTACATCTCGGTTGCGAGCGGCGCATATTTTGCGCGTGACCTCGCCCAAGCCAAAGCCGAAAACCGGATCGGGAATGTCGCCTTCGATCCGCTGATGACGGTGCGGCTGTTCTGCGACATTGGCGGTACGGGGGCGCGGGCGGATGCCTTTGCCTGCTGGCCGGCGCAGTTCGTTGGGCGCGAGATACGCGTGCGGGATTATTATGAGGCGGTGGGGCAGCCGCTGGCGGCGCATCTCAACTGGCTGCGCGGCAAAGGCTATGGGCCGGAGCGCGCGCAATTCTGGCTGCCGCATGACGGGGCGACGCAGGACCGGGTGTTCGATGTGTCGTATGAGAGCGCGCTGCGAGCGGCCGGCTATCACGTCACTGTGGTTCCCAATCAAGGCAAAGGCGCCGCGGCTGCGCGCGTCGAGGCCGCACGTCGGCTGTTCCCTTCTATCTGGTTCGACAAGCCCACCACTGAAGGCGGTCGGGAGGCATTGGGCTGGTATCACGAGAAGAAGGACGAGCGCCGCGGCATCGGCCTTGGTCCTGAACACGATTGGGCGAGCCATGCCGCTGACAGCTTCGGCTTGATGTGCGTGGCTTACGAGATTCCACGGCAGCGCGCCCAGATCAATTACACTCAACGCCTCGGGAAGGTAGCTTAAGATGGCCCTCGCTGATCCACAGCCGGACTATACCGAGCTTCTCAACTTCCTGACGACGGAAGAGCAGAGCGCGAACGATTCCACACTCAACGAGCAACGGGCAACTGCGCTCGATTTCTACACCGGCCAGCCTTATGGCGATGAGCAGGAGGGGCGTTCTCAGCTCGTCACGCGCGAAGTGGCGCAGACCGTCGATTATGACGTGATCTCCATCCTGCGCACCATCGTCAGCAGCGATCGCATCGTTCAGTTCGAGGCGCGCAATGAGGAGCAGGCCGGGGCGGCTGACGACGCAAGCGAGCTGATCCATTTCAGCTTCATGCGCGAGCAGGACGGTTACCGGATCCTGCACGACGCGATCAAGCTGGGCGAACTGGAGAAGACCGGCGTTATCAAGTCATGGGTCGAGCATCGCCAAAAACCCATGACGGTCGAGGTTCCAGCGGAGGCATTCCAACCCGACGATGACGGAAACGCCCACATAGACGGCATGCGGGTCATATCCGCCGAGCATATCAATCCTGACGAGGTGGCGGATGACGGGTTCGGCAATGTCGTCCCCGCGCCTGAAATCCACCGCGCGACCGTTATCCAGAAGCTTCCGCCGCGCTTCCGTGACGCTGCGGTGCCGAACGAAGAGTTCGGGGCTTCGGCCGACACATTCGAACTGGATGAATCGCCCTATCTGTTCCACGCGCAGCGCAAGTCTCTGTCCGATCTCCAGAAGATGGGATTCCAGTTCGACCCGGATACGCTTTGGGCCAACGAGATACAGGCCCGCGTCATCGCCGATGCCCGCGACCGCGACCAATCACGCAAGGCGATCGACACGACCCGTCGCGGGGCAATGCGCCAAGTCTGGTATCGCGAGGAGTTTGTGCTGTTCGACTTGAACGGGGACGGGATTGCTGAACGTCTGATCGTCCAGCGGGTTGGTCGCACGGTCCTGAACGTTGAGGAGGTTGACGAGCAACCCTTTACCGAATGGTGCCCCTATCCCATGCCGGGGCGTCGGGTTGGGCAATCGCTGTTCGACAAGTGCGGCGATGTCCAGCGCGTCAACAGCGTGCTGCTCCGCCAGGCGATGGACTCGCTCTACCAGTCCACCAACCCCCGCACGCTGCTGCACGAGGACAGCGTCAGCGAGAACACGATCGACGACCTTCTGACGGTTCGTTCGGGCGCCTTGATCCGCTGGCAGGGGGCGCAAGCGCCTACCCCATGGGCGACGATCCCGGTTCATGATCAGGCATTCCAGGGCATCGAGATGATGACCAACATGCTGGAGAGCAGGACCGGCGTGACGCGGCTCAACCAGGGGCTTGACGTCGATACGTTCGATCGCACCGCCTCTGGAACCGCCGCGATCATGGCGGCCGGGGAATCCATGCAGGAATATCGCGCGCGCAACTTCGTCGAGATGCTGCGCCGCCTGTTCGCCAAGAAATACCGCATGATGCGGCAATATGGACAGCCGGTCACGATTCAGGTGGATGGCGAGTTCCGCGAGATCGACCCGAGGAAATGGCCTGAGGAAATCGACATCCGCGTCCGCGTTGGCCTCGGCACGGGCAATCAGGATAAGCGTATCGCCTATCTGTCGCAGACCCTGGAATCGCAGATCGAGGGCCTGCAGCAAAGTTCTCCCCTGGTGACGTGGAAGAACGCCTTCAACACGTCGCGCGCGCTGATTTCGTCCATGAACATCGGGAACCCCAGCGATTATGTGACCGACCCGGACAAGAACCAGCAGCAACAGGGCGACAAGCCGGACCCTGAGACAATCAAGGCCCAAGGCGAGGCGCAGGCGGCGTCTCTCAAGGTTCAGAGCGAGCATGAGCAGGCCATGGCGCGGCTCAGTCTCCAGCAACAGGAAAGCCAGGCTGCAGCCGCACTCAAGGCGCAGGCCAACGAACAGGATCTCGCCGCCAAACGTGAGAAGACCGCGCTTGATATCGAATTGGCCCGTGAGAGAGCGGCGTTTGAAGCGGACCTGGCCAATCGGCAGCAGGGCTTTGAAATGGACCTCGCGGAGCGGCGTTTTCAGTTCGATCAAGAGATCGCCCGCAAGAAGGCCGAGCAGGCCAGCCAGAGCGACGACAACATAACGAACTACAGGCCTGGCGGAGCGCTGGACCAATGAGCCGCTATTGTCGCCAGCAGCCCTCCTCGCGGTTGTTCGTAGAGGACGCCATCTTTGACGGAGAGCGGCCCGGTTTGCCGGACATTCAGGTAGCGAGCCATGCAGCTTGCGACACGGGCCTTCTATGGCCTGACGGCTCCATTATTTGGCGCGCTCCCAACCCGATCGGCTTCGGCGGAGAGTTGGAATGAGCGCCGAAAACGACCTTCGCGATGCGATTATCGCTCAGATGGATCACGTCCGTACCACGGCAACACCGCTGGGCCGCGTGGTTACATTCGGAGATTACGCAGACGCCATTGTCGCGCTCATTAAACGCTGGACCGCCGAGGAGCCCGCATGAACGATAACTATCTTGAGCGCCTCGCCGACGCGGAAGCGGCCGAGAATGCCATGAAAAGGTGGCTCGGGCCCGCCTTCGATGCCGTCAACGAGGTCTATCGCGAGCGCCTACAAAGCATTGCGGCCAAGGAGCCGTGGGAGACGGCCAAAATCTCCAAGGTGGCCGTGGCCATCACGATTGCCGCGGAAGTTCGCAAGCAAATCGAAGCCGTCGTCGCAGATGGGAAGGTGGCGCTTAGCGAGAAGCGTCACCGCCAGCAGATCGAAAATATCCCGCACGAGAAGCGCAAATGGCTGGGGATCTAACGCCGCAATGGGCGATGGACGCCTATAACCGCCTTCTGGACGCGCGCCGGCACCTTTCCGACAAGGAGCTGGAAGAGATGGAGCGCGATAACAAGCGCCAGTTCGAGCGCGCCAGGATCATGCGGCGTCTGGAGAAGGTGGCATGACCTTCGCCGATCTCAACCTTCCGTACAGCTACGGGCATGGCGTCTGGACGCGCTCGCAAGCGGTCACCGGGGAAGACTGGGCCACCGCCGAAGATGCCCTGACGCAAGAGGCCCTGACGTGGATCGGGGACAATCCAGGCAAAGCCAACGGCTACCACATCTTCCGCAACGAGCCCGGGAAGATGCTCACACTCGATTTGATGCGCGGCGCCTGAAGCGCCAGGGAAAGGACTGAAAATGGCTACGCAGCCGGTTGAAACAGAATTGCAGACCCCGACCGTTGAGGGCGCCACCAACGAGAATGACGCCGCGTCTTTCTATGCTGACGATCAGCAGCAGGGCGAAGGGCAGGAGGGGGGAGACCAGTCCTCCGAAGCTGAGCAGCAGGAGGCGGCGCCAGCAGTTGAGGCGCCCAATTCTTGGCCGGCCGAAGACCGGGAAGTGTTCAAGACCCTGACGCCTGAAGCACAGGCCGTGGTCGCCCGCCGCGAAGCTGAACGGGACAAGCAGGTCTACGCCAAAGGGCAAGAGGTTCGCCAGGTCGAAGCGACCGCGCGTGAAGCTGTGATGAAAATCCAGCACAACTATGCAACCCAAATCAGCTCTTTGCTTGGCGGCTCACAAGCGCCGGAAAGACCTGATCCTCGGCTATTGGCCACTGGACAGGAGCAGCATCGCGCGTTATTCTACCAGCAGGAAGCAGAATACCGGTCTTGGGAATCCCAGCAGCAAACGCTGCAGACACACCTAGGCCAGATTCAGCAACAAGCGGCGGCGTTGGAAGCGCAGCATTTTGAGGCCCAAAAGGCCCATGATGAATCTCTTCTGGCGCAAGAGCTTGGCGATATATGGTCTGAGCCATCAAAGCGGCAGAAGTTCCTGAGCGATCTGGAACCCATCGGCGGAGAACTCGGCTACTCCAGGGAACTGATGGCGCAAGCTAACGCCACGGACATCCTTGCTCTCAAGAAAGCACTCGACTGGAAGGCGAAAGCCGCCCGTTGGGATGATCTCCAGAAGCGCAAGATGACCGACGTTCGCGCGGGCAAACAGCCTCCCAAAGTGATGCAGCCGGGAGTGTCTGGCAGCGCGGGGCAGCAAAATCTCAGCGTGGCAGAAACTCTCTATCCGAATGATGTGAGGCGATGACGCGGGCTGACGCTCCCTTCGCCTCCGCGAGATGGGAGCGGCCTTCATGGCTACCGTTGGGAACACCTTCATCGGCATTGCCGATTACTACAAGTCCACGAACAGCAACCGGGACATCATCCCCGTTATCGAGGCCCTGAACATCGTCAATCCTCTCATGGAGGATGCGTATGTGATCGAGGCCAACCAGGGCACCAAGCACCTGTCGGCGATCCGCACGGGTCTGCCTTCGGTGACGTGGGGCAAACTCTACCAGGGCATTCCGCAAAGCAAGTCCGTCAAGCAGCAGGTCGAGGATACGACCGGCTTCGTCGAGGGGCTGTCCACGGTCGATAAGCGGCTGCTGGATATTTCCAAGGATCCGGCCGCGTTGCGGATGAGCGAGGCGGAGAGCTTCCTTGAGGCGATGAGCCAGGAAGTCACGTCCAACTTCTTCTACAGCGACACGCGCACCACGCCGGAGCGCTTCAAGGGCCTCGCGGCCCGCTACAATGCCCTTGGTGGCGACGGAGCGGGTAACCAGATCGTCAACGCTGCCGGGTCGGGATCGGACAACACCTCGGTCTATTTCGTGACCTGGGGCGCGAACCAGACTTCGCTGATCTACCCCGAAGGCACCGCTGCCGGCATTCAGCGCGAGGACAAGGGCGAGGTCCGCGTCTATGATGACCTGAACAACGCCTATTACGCCAAGGAAGAGCTGTTCCGGCAGCATGTCGGCGTGCGTGTCGGCGATTGGCGCTTCAACGCCCGCATTGCCAACATCGACGTGTCCGACCTGATCGCCGGCACCGTCGATCTCTACAAGTTCATGCGCTCTGCATACTACAAGCTGCAGGTTCGCCGGAACAACAAGATCGGCAACGGCGGCATGGTTTCGATGGGCAAGACGGTGATCTACGCCAATCGCACCATCCTTGAGGCGCTGGAAGCCCTCTCGGTCAACAAAGGATCGTCTGACAATTTCGTGCGCCTCACCCCGGATGAGATCCAGGGCCGCGAGGTCATGACTTACAAGGGCATTCCCATCCGAGAGACGGATTCCATCATCAACGCCGAATCCGTCGTTTCGTAACGGCTGCGCGAACAGGAGTATTTGATATGATCTTCGACCGTGCTGAACTTTTCAGCAGCGCGCAGGCCATTACGGCGACTGCCGCATCGACCAATGTTCTGGATACCGGAGCGACCGGCACCGTCTTCGGCGCCGCTGCCGCGCTGGGTCGCGATCTCGGCAAGGGGACCCCGATTCCCCTGGCTATCCGCATCGTCCAGAACTTCAACAATCTGACCTCTATGACGATCGCCTATCAGGTGTCGGACGACGCGGCGTTTACCACGCCTGTAACGGTCGTGACCTCGCCAGCCTACACGCTGGCGCAACTCAACGCGACCGGCAGCAGCGCCGTCCATATCCTGCCTGACCAAGTGCCGGCTGGCGCGAACAAGCGCTACCACCGCTTGCTCTACACCGTCGCTGGAACCGCGCCGACGCTGGGCCAGGTCACGGCGGGCCTCGTCATGTCGAACCAGACCAACTCTCAGTACTGAGGAGGCATAGATGACCAAGAAGTCAGACCCCAAGGCGTATACCGCCCCGCACGACGTCTTCACTGCCGATCAGTACACCAAGGCCGGCGAGGTGTTCGTCACCGATGCCCCCAAGGGCGAGAAGTGGGAGGAGAAAACCACCGCGGAGGTGCACGCGATCGACGCTTCGACCGACAAGGTTCCGGGCGATCCTCCGCTCGAAAGCCTGTCCGTCGATGCTCTCAAAGCGGTCGCGGTGACCAAGCACGTCAACCCCGAAGGCATGAACAAGAAAGAGCTGATCACGGCCATCAAGGCCGCGAGCGAGCCCCGTCTTTGATCATGAGGGCCGGCTAACCCCCGGCCCTTTCCTGCTTAGCGGAGGTTAATATGGCCGTTCCCACCGGGACGAAGAATGCCCAGACACTTGGCGCGGCCGGCGCCCCCATCACGCTTGCGGATGGAACGGTTGCCTATGCGCTGATGACGATCCCGGTCGATTCAACCGGAACGCCCAGTTCAGGGACCAGCCCGAGCAACACCTACACTCTTGCGAACAACATTACGCTTGCCGGCAACACCAGCACGACGCCGGTTGCGATCCCAGCAAATTCATCGGCGAGCTACGGCTTCAGCTACATTCTGGGCGGCACGTCGCCGAACATGAAGCTACAGGCCTTGGGCGCGGACGCGACGACATGGCAGGATGTCGTCACCGGAATCACGGCGTCTGGCCAGCAGGGCGTGGTTGTGTTCACGGGCGCGGCCGGAGCCTCGTTGCGGCTCACCAATACCACGGCCAATTCTATCACCGGCCTGACGGCCACGTTGTCGAGCTGATGCCCGTATCCACCTCATACGGGCTGGCGAAAGGCTGGCCGGTTGCGGCGGGGCAAGCAATATTTGCGCTGGCCATTTCCGGCACGCCCGGAGCCGCGACAGTCGGGTCCAGCTACAGCTTTACGCCGACCGCGACAGGCGGAGTGGGGACGAAGGTTTTCAGCTTCGATAATTCGGCCGGCCTGACTGCGAACGGTCTGTCTTTCAGCGCCTCCACCGGGGCAATCACGGGCACCGCCACCGGATCGGCAGGAACGATCACGGGCACAATCACTGTGACGGATAGCAGCGGCTCCGCAACCCTGCCGATCAGCATCACCGTGTCTTCCACCCTTCCGGACACCTTCGACCGCATGACTGCAACCTTCACCTTCGACAGCATGACAACGCCAACTTTCGACCGGAGCATTTGACATGGGCTTGATCAACATCGGCACCGCCGCGGATGACGGTACCGGCTCGAAGCCGCGCGAGGCCGCGCTTCTCATCAATCGCAGCATGAACGCGCCGCTTCGCAAAGCGGTCAGCGTCATGTTCGACGGCGACAGCAAGGGCGTCGAGGGCTTCAACGTCTACGTCTATGTCGCAGCCGTTACGGGCATCAGCTTCGTCCGCCGCGACACCGGCAATGCGGGCGGTTATGGCATCGGAGGCTCTGACAGCAGCTCCACCACGAACAACCTCACCAATACGACGCGCATGGCGAATTGCCTTGCCGCGCTGCAGGCTTTGACGAATGCCGGCGAGACCGTGGACGTGTCGCTGCGCATGTTCACCAACGACGTTGCGACCGACCCGGCGACGGTCATTTCGCGCCTAACGACCTACCATAACACCGTCGTGCGCGCCGGCGGTGCGCGGTTCCTGATCCTGTTCGCGTGCGAGCCCGGCAATGGCAGTTCGACGTCGGGTCTCAATGCCCAGCGTATTGCCCTCAACCGCCGCCTCTCGGCTTATGCGAACACCAACTCGCATGACACGATCTATATAGATTATACCAATCAGATCATCGACCCCAACGCCTCGAACACTCTTGGCAAATGCTATCCATATACCGCGACCGGCACCGGCGCCCCGATCGGCTCGGTTTTGCGGGATGGTACCCACCACAGCAACAACGGTGATTTCCTCGCCAGCAAGGGCGCCATCGAGGCGCTGAAGGCGATCTATCCGAAGAAGCAGACCCGCAGTCTTTCGCAAGTGGCCACTGGCCAGGATACCAATGGCGCGTCTGGCTATGGCGACAGCCACGACGGTAATTTGTATACAGTGGGCCGCACCGTCGCGATCGGGGGCGTGATCGGTGGCTTCACCGGAACCACGCCAGTCGGGACGCCACCGGCCAGCATGAGCCTGTCCGGCACGCTTGATGGTACGGGCGCGATAACCTTCACTGCTGCAACCGCATCTGTGACCGCCGATGGCCTGCCTATTCCTCCGGGGGATTGGCCGGCGGTGAATGTCGCGCTTACCGGCACGCCCACCACCACGGCGACGTTCACCATAACCTATAACGGGGCGGGTGTTTCGCTGGCGACCAACAACCAGATTGCGATCGGCGATCCGTTGCGTATGTTCGTCGTTCTCAAGGCTAATAACCTCGTGGGCGTGGCACAGTTCAAAGTGACCATGAACGGCGAGGCCGTGTCTGGCCAGTCGCTGCCGACACTCGGCGGCACGTCCGGCGCCAACTCGCCGCTGGCCGATGGGTGGATCAACCGCAACGGATCTGGTGGCCTTGACGGTCCTATCATCATCGAAGGCGATGTCTTCACCGCTGCCGCCGCTCACTCGACCGTCAAGATTGCCCTGATCACGCAGGTTATGGCGAACGTGCCTCTTTCGGGCAGCTTCGACATCCTGCTGATTGGCGTCGAGCGGGCTTATTGATGGCCGCCGATCCGCAAACCTATGACGAGCTGCAATCGGCCATTGAGAGATGGACCGACGATAGCACGCTGACGGCCACGATCCCTGAGCTTATAGCCCTCTCCGAACGGCGGCTATCGCGCCGCCTCAATTCGCCTGAAATGGAGGCGTCCACCACGCTCGCCATCACGGACGGCACAGCGACCTTGCCTACGGATGCATTGCAGATCCGCGCCATTTTCATCGACTATGATGGTCGCAGGGTTCCGCTCCAGGTGATTTCTCAAGCGGATTACGACAGGAGCTATAACAGCGACGTAACCGGCCGGCCGATTTACTACATGGTGAGCGGGGCGTCGATAAACGTCCTCCCTCTGCCCGATCTCACCTATACGCTGGGCCTGCGATACAAGCAGAGCATTCCCGCCTTGAGCGAGACGGTAACGACCAATTGGCTTCTGACTAAATGGCCTGATCTTTATCTTTCCCACTGTCTGCTGACGGCGGCCGACTATGGGTTCGAAGATGCGCGTCTGGACTGGAATACCGCGAAAACGGAACAACTGATCAAGGAAATCAACCAGGCCGGCTCGAAGCTGCGCTATGGCGATGGCCCGCTTGTCCCCACCGCTCCGGTTGGGGATTTCATGCCGCGAGCGCGTAGCTGATGCGCGCGATTTTCGGAGAGTTGATACAGGACCAGCCGGCCCATATGAATGAAGGCCTGCTGATCGCAGACGGCTGTTTTGCCATCAAGAACGGCTACAACCCGCTCAATGGCTTCTCTCCGGCGCCCAACGGCACTCTGGCGGGGCCCGCGCTTGGTTCCGGGGCCTATCGGGTCGGTCTAAGTACTTACGTCTTCGCCGCCACCGCGGGCAATATCTACCGCTATCAGTCGGGAGGCTTCACGAGCCTGATCGGCAGCCTGTCGTCCAGTCAGAGCATCGGCGTCCGGTTTCAGCCCTACAATAATCTGATGCTGGCCACCAACGGCACGGACCCGATCAAGGTGTTCGATCCCGCTTCGCCCACGACGATGACCAGCCTTGGCGGAACGCCGCCCACGGCTCGTTTCATGGCGATCGTGCGCGGGTTCGTGGTGCTGGGCTATGCGGCGGGGGATTCGCTCCGGCTGGCGTGGTGCGACAATGGCGCCCCAACGACGTGGACGGCTGGCACCGGAGAGGCGGGATTCTATGAGATGCCGTCCGGTGGCGATATAACGGGCGTAATCGGCGGCGAATATGGGCTGATATTCCAGGAAAGCCGTATCCTGCGGATGACCTATACCGCCGACGACACGATCTGGCAGTTCGACGAGATCGCCAACGATATTGGGTGCGTCGCGCCGAACAGCATCGCGGTGTATGGCAAGAGCGTATTCTTCCTGTCCAACCGGGGGCTGATGGTCTGCGATGGGACGAGTGTACGGCCGGTTGGAGCGGAAAAGGTGGATCGGACCTTTCTGGCGCAGGCAAATCGCTCCAATTACAGCGCCATGTCGGCGGTGGTTGATCCGCGCAACTCGCTCTATATCGTGGCGCTGCCGTCAGCTAACCCGCCAGCGTCGGTCTATATCTACAACTTCCTGCTGGAGCGATGGACGACGGCGACGGTCACGGTCCAGCTATTGTTCAATTCCATGGCCCAGAGCGTCACGCTGGAGGATCTGGACGCGCTCTATGGCACGCTTGAAGGGGTTCCCGTCTCTCTCGACGACCCGGCCTTTCGTGGTGGAACGCCGCTCCTGATGCTGTTTGACGGTTCGAACAGGCTCGGTTCATTATCCGGTTCCACTTTGCGCGCCACCTTCCTTGATGCGGTCCGAGAGCCGTTTACGGATCAACGGGCGCGAGTGAAATCCGTCCGCCTGCTAAGCGATGCCCCAAGCGCCACGGTGACCTTGCGCGGCGCAAATGTGCTTAGCGAGACGCAGACGCCAACCTCCTACACCGTGCGCGATCGGCAGGGGCGGTATCGCATGCGCGAGAATTGGACCTTCGTGCAGACCAATGTGGAAATCCCATCGGGCACGTCGTGGAATTATATGCAGGGCATCGACATGGACGCCCAGCAAGGCGGTCGCGCATGAGCCTTCCCCCGCTGATCAAGGAAAACGAGGGAAGCGATTCCGAATGGAAGCGGCGGGTCCGTGACTTGCTCAACCTCACAGTCAGACGAACCAGCGGCGCGGGAACGACGGCGGAGCGCCCGCGTAATCCGGCTTTAGGGCAGGCTTTCTATGACGAGACGCTGAATCGGCCGATCTGGTACGGAACCGGGGGTTGGATCAAAGCTGACGGCACGGCGGTATGACCCCGCAGGAGTGGACATCCTATCTTGATTGGCGGCCAGCCTTTGCGGAGGTGATCGACGCCAAATATTATACGCTTGAATGGCTGGACAGACAGCTACTCGATGGAGAAGCGTTTTTCATTTGCACGCCAAATGCGGCCATAATCTATGAGTTGAAGACCTATCCAACCGGGGCTCAAGATATCCATGGGCTCATTGCGGCTGGCGAGCTTTCTGATATAAGAGATGTTCTGATCCCAGTCGCGGAAGACCGCGGCAGATCGCTGAACTGCGTTGGAGCGCTGATTTCCTCCCGAGAGGGATGGGCCAAGGCGCTCCGGTCTAGCGGATACGAACCCTACCAGGTGACAATCCGCAAGTCGCTTTAGCGGATAGGGATCGAAATGGGTTTGTCTTCCAGTAAAACCAAGACCACCAACGACCCTTGGGCGCCCGCACAGCCGTTTATCCTCAAGGGCATGCAGCAGACCAACCAGGTCTTTGATCAGAACCAGCCCACGCTGGAGAAGATGAGCGGACTGGCGCAGGACGCTTTTCAGAAGCTCGCCCCGACAGCATTCAGCCCAAGCCCCTATGTGACGGGGGCGCAGAACGCCGCCTCAAACATCGCGGGCGGGGCCTATATGGGCAACAATCCCGGCGCAGCTACTTACGATGCGATCCAGAATGGCGCAAACCCGGCGCTCGCCCCGCTTTCCGGCCTCGCCAATGGTGGCGGCGTCAATCCCGCCTTCGCCCGCCTCTCGGATCTGGCCTCAGGCACGGCGGTCAATCCGGCAACTGGTCATCTCAACGCGATTGCTGGAGGCGATTATTCCAACCCTGCGGATACCTATGCCCAGTCCGTGGTAGGCGGAAAATATCTCAACGCCCAGCCTTCCGCGGGCGTCTACGGCAACATCATGAGCGCGGACTATCTCAAGGGTAATCCGTACATCGACCAGATCGTCGCACAGACCGGCGCTGACGTGCAGAAGCAGGCCAATCAGCGTTTCGGCGCTGCTGGAATGGGCTCTGGCCTGTCGAGCGCTTTTGCGGATTTGCTATCGAAAAACCTCGCCAAGAACGAGACCGGGCTTCGTTACCAGAACTACAACGATAGCGCGAACCGCCAGCTTACGGCGGCCGGACAGTCGGACGCTGCTTTCAGTGCCGAACGCAACCGGCAGATGGACGCAAATGGCCTGATCTCGGGGAACTACAATACAGGCCAGCAGAACAGGCTGACGGCTGCGAATGCTCTCGGGTCCCAATTCCTGACGGGCCAGCAGAACCAATTGTCCGCCGCTGGCGCCCTGGGCTCACAATTCTTGCAGGGGCAGCAAAACCAGACGAGTGCCGCGAATGCTCTCGGGTCCCAATTCAGTCAGCAGCAGCAGAACCAGCTGGCGGCAGCGGGTGCTTCGGACGCCTCGCGGAATGCCGGTATCGCCCAGATGCTTGAAGCGGCGGGCCTTGCTCCCTCTCTTTCCGCTGCGCAATATAACGGCGTTACGCCCGCCCTCTCACTGCTCAATACGGCGGCCGATATTCCGTATGTCGGCACGGCGGCCCTCAACGGACAGATCCGGCAAGCTTCCAACGGCTATGGCACGAGCACTACCAAGAGCAACCAGAGTATCATGAGTGGCCTCGGACAGCTTGGTCAGGCGGCGGGCACGGCGGCGATGGTGTTCTCCGATATTCGCCTCAAGCGTGACATTGAACCGGCTGGCCAGTTTGACGACGGGCTTGGGATCTACCGCTACCGCTACCTATGGGATGACGAACCGCGCGTCGGCGTGATGGCGCATGAAGTCGCCGTGCATCGTCCGTGGGCTCTTGGCCCTGAGATCGGCGGATATGCCACTGTGAATTACGGAGCGCTCTAATGGGTATGGCATTTAACGGCTTTTCCATGCGGCGGCCGACGATCAATCCGGATCAGCGCTTCGGCGACGGCTTCGATCCTGTCACGGGCACAATGAGTTTGTCTGGCGGTTCTGGCCCAAGCGGACCGCTCCCGGCGATCGATGCGCTTCCGCCTGTTCAGCCAACGGCATGGCAGAGGGGCGGCAAGGGGTGGAACACCGTGGGCGGGATTGGCGACATTCTAGCGGCACTGGGCGGAAAAGAAACGCCCTATGTCAACCACATGATGGAAGAGGAAAGGCAGCAGCAGTTGCTTCAGCGCCAGATGATGCTTGCAGCCTACAAGAATCAGCACCCCGACCCAACTGGCACCATGCAGAATGTCCAGGCAGCCGGCCTACAGCCCGGCACGCCTGAATATCAGGCATTCATGCAGAAGGTGTTGATGCAGCCCCGCTACATGGTGCTTGGCAACCCCGAGAGCGGGCAACAGGTCATCGACGCCAATAATCCACCTGTATCAGCGGGACCGCCAGCGGATGCGATCGCGCATCTGAAGTCCGATCCTAGCCTCGCTGCGCAGTTTGACGAAGTGTTCGGCCCAGGCTCCGCAGCCCGCGCGTTGGGGAGCCAGTAAATGCCGGAAAACCCCTTCGCCAAATATAAGAAGGCGAACCCGTTTGCAGTCTACACGACGCCCGGGACTGGACCCAAGCCGCCCACTGGCTATGCGAAGCCCGGAGAGGCAGCGCCGCTTGTGGCAATCCCCGGAGGCCCCGATAGCCCGGAGCATGCCGCCGCAGTCGAGCGCGCTCGCTCTATGGCCGGTGTTGCGGCTGCGATTGCCGAAGCCCGCGCAAAAGCCGCGATCGAACTGGAGACGGCGCGACGTAAGCAGGACATGGCGGCCGGCGGCGTGCAGATCAATCCTGCGCTCGACAAGTTGACTGGCGCGGACTTTCTGAAAGCGCTGCCTCCACAAACGGCGTCCACGGTCCAGGCTCTTGTCGATGGACGCATGGCCTTCCCGGCCGGGGCCGCGATGAAATCACCTTATTGGCAGCAGATGCTTGCCAACGTGGCGCATGCGGACCCGAACTTTGATGCGGTGAACTATAACGCTCGCTCTCATACGCGCGTCGATTTCACCTCGGGGCAGTCGGCGCGCAACATCAAGGCGCTGAACACCGCGATTGGCCACCTGGGGCATCTGAACGAGCAACTGGCCGGCACAGCCTCGCATGGTGGGTTCCCGTTCGCCACGACCGTCAATCAGGTTGAGAACGCCTTTGCGCGCGGCTCTGGCAAGAGCGGGCCGACGCTGTTCGATCAGACGTCGGGCGCGCTCGCCTCAGAATTGACGCAGGTGTTCCGCGGCTCTGGCGGAGCCGAAGCCGACGTGAAGCGCTATCTTGAGGAGCTTTCCCCCAACGCCTCGATGGAACAGAAGCAAGCGGCGGTGAAGAATATCGCTGGTTTACTCCAGTCACGTCTGGAGGCTGTCGGCGACCAGTATAAGCAGGGCATGGGCAAGACCATCGACCCGCTGCAACTGCTGAACCCGCACGCACAGAAGGCGTTCTCGGCGATCCTCGGGGCTGACGGCTCTGGAGGTGACGGCGGGCCGCCCGCTACCGGCACTGGCGGCGGCAATCCTCCCGGCCCGTTTGATGGCCCATCCTCAACCCCGGTTGGCGTCGCGACTGGCGCGCAGCGCACGGAAAGCTACCCTGCCGCTTCGGCTATTCTGGACAAGATGATCCGGCAGGGCGCTAGCGCAGCCGACATCAACGCGGCGCTGCCTAAGGACGTGTCTGGCCCCGTGACACAGGATCAGGTTTCGGCCGCGCAATCGTGGCTCCGGAACAACCCTCATTATGCCGGCAGCATCGGGCAGGCGTTCCGCATCGCGCAAAACAGCCCACTCACCCGTCTTTCCGCCACGCCTGGGGCCACAGGTATCACGCAGGCCGCAAACGCGCTGACTGCCGGCTACCTCGACGAAGGCGCCGGGCTGGTGAACCATTTGGCAACCGGCCAGCCGCTTAACGAGGCTATCGCGGCGGCCGATATGGCCAAACAGGCGCAGGCGAACCAGAACCCGAAAGCCGCCCTCGCGGGTAATGTCGTGGGCGGAGGCTTGGCGATGTATGGCGGCGGCGCCCTGCTCGACGGTTTGGGTATGGCCGGAACAGCGAGCCGCTATCTCGGGAAACTCGCTCCGGCCGTGGGCGATGCGGCTTATGGCGCGCTCTACGGTTCGGGCGAGAATAACGATAATCGGCTTGCCGGCGCTGGCGCGGGAGCGGCCGGCTCCGTCATCGGTGGCTATGTCGGAAACAAGGCTGCCGGCATGTTTGGACGTGGCCTGCGCGGGGTGAAGAACGCAGCAGTCGATTATCTCGACGCTAATGGGGTCCCGCTCACTTCTGGCCAGATCCTCGGCGGCAATTGGAAGGCGCTCGAAGACAAGGCGACGAGCCTGCCCCTCGTTGGCGATATGATCAAGAACCGCCGCTCTGAAGGCTATAACGCTTTCAATCAGGCAGCCTTCAACCAGGGCGGCGCTCCGATCGGCGCTACACCCAACACGGTTGGTCAAAGCGGCCTCGATCTGCTCGATCAGGCAACGAGCGATGCCTATAAGAAGACGCTCAGCGGCGTTCAGGTGAACGGGAATGACCCGCAATTCCTGAATGACATGTCCGGCATCGTCTCCCAAGGGAAGGCGCTGCCAGATCCTATGGCCGGGAACGCTGATTATACGCTGCGTACGCGCGTTGGGCAGAGCTTCGACAATGCCGGCAACCTCTCCGGCAACGATTTTCAGCAGTCGATCAGGGGGCTGCGTCGCGACACGCGGGCGGTGGAACACCTGCCTTATGGCTACGATTTCGGCCAAGTCACTGGCGGCGCTGAAAATGCCATGAAGGGGCTGCTTGATCGACAGGCGCCCGGTGTCGTCCCCGACTATTTGAAGGCGAACGCGGCCTACCGCAACCAGATGATCCTTGAAGACGCGCTGAAGGCCGGGAAAAACCAAATCGACGAGGCGGGAAACCCGATTTTCACACCGTCCCAATTGAACACGGCATCGGTGCGTAACGGCGGGATGGCATTCAGCCGCCCCTTCCGCCAGCTCGCCGAGGCTGGCCAGCAAGTTTTACCGTCCAAAATTCCAGACAGTGGCACGGCTGGCAGGGCTGCGATTGGCTTGTTGGCGGCGACGGCGGGCGGCGGCGGGACTGGCGCCGTTGCTGGCACCCCCTTCGGCGAGAGTGGAACTGGGGGCCTCGGCGGGGCCGGAATCGGTCTTGCTACTGGACTTCTCTACACCAAGGCTGGCCAGCGCGCTCTAACGGCTGCTCTCCTCCGTCGTCCCGCGATATTCAAGCAAGGGGGTAACTACATCGCCGACAATTCCGATCGGCTGTCCCAGCTTCTTGGTGGCCCCGCTCTTGGCGCTCAATTCGCTCTTTCTGGCCAGTGAGCGTCTTTTCCTGGAATCCATCCAAAAACGCACGGCCCCCATACCGAAGCCCGCGCCCATCATGTTGAGGAATTGTAGGCCGGTCATCAGTCAACCGTAAGAGGGCAAAGATCCGCCACGCCTAAAGTTATAATGTAAGGGCTCCCGAGCTTGTCATAAACGCATATTTTCGACATGCCTTGTGTATAGCTGCGCTTTAGAAACCCAGCCCCGGCTGGCCCGCGTGCCGCACTAGGCGGAGGCGGACTGTCTCGCATAGCGGCGCTGGCAGCGGCAAAAGCGGCGGCGCGACGCGCGTTCACTGCTCTCACCTGAGCTGCGCACTCATCGTAATAGGCCGCCGAGTATTGGGAGCATGTTTTCGACACGCTCATACAGCCGGAAAGCGTGAGAGATAGGCTGGCAATAGCCGCGCCGCGGAAGAAATGAGCCCCCATAGGGGGCACGTCAATACACCCCTTCACATGGGGCGGGCAAGCGAAACTGGCCGCCCTCCAAAAGTGGAACATCGTCAGGGCTTTCTTTCGCAGGTGTGGCTACGATAGCCACACCCTTTGTTTGCACCCTGCGCCGCACATGCTATAAGGCCGCATTGATCCCAGTCGCTCGGGCGACAGATCGCTCTGCTAACCAGCGATGCGGGATCAATCATGGCGAAAAATGCCGTTACGGACTGGAGCGCCACCCCAGCCAACAACACAGACATAGCGGGCACCTCGATAGCGGTAGGCTGCCCGCCTTCCGACGTCGGCATTTTCATGCGCACCAATATGGCGCAGATCGCCGCATGGATTGCCGATCCAGCCGGTCCGCTCCTGAAGTCTGGGGGCACGATCGCGGGCAATCTGGCTGTTACAGGCACGTTCGGTGTGACCGGGAATGCAACGTTCGCAGGCAGCTTGACAGTTACCGGCAACACGCATGTCTCTTACGGTTCAACGGTCACGGACGGCGCTTCAACTGATCGACTGATCGGTTATCGGAACCTGCCTTTCACGGCAGCCACTTCCGGCCGAACACTCGCCTTGACCGATGTCGGGATGGCCATTCCCGCGACGGGCGCGATCAACATCCCGACCAATGCGGCGTCGGCTTTCGCGATCGGCGATATCGTCGCGGTCTATAACAATTCCGGGTCCAGCATCTCTATCACCGCATCCGGTGGCGTGACCTTGCGCCTGGGTGGCTCGGCCACAACCGGAACCCGCACCCTCGCCCAGCGTGGGCTGGTGACCCTCCTGAAAGTCGCAACCGATGAATGGGTTGCGCTGAACGGCGGTATCTCATGACCGGAATGGCGATGGCAGCTGCGGGGGGCAAAACCGCCTATCCCCCGCTGGTCAACGGCTTCTCGTGGGTCAGCGGAACGACGAGTTTCAACATCAGCGCGGCGAACGTGCGTCTGTCTGATTTGAACAGCCTGAACGTCATCGGCGGCTCCGCAAGCGGCGGCTCCGGTTCGTACAGCATCAACACTTATATCACCGTTGATTCAAGTTCCGGCGATCCAACGGCCATCATGTTCCTTGCCTCTGACGGCGGCACGCACACCACGATCTCGGTCAATAACTTTACGACTATCGGGACCCTCATCAACGCGCACCTGCACGTGGACGTGACCGACACCGTTACTGGGCTGACCGCCAATTACAGCACCCCCATCAATGTGGCCAGGACCAGCTGATGTCGCACACCAAACCCGAATCCTTCTGCGAGATGATAAAACTCGCGCTTGACCACGCGCCCGACGCGGCGGCCACAGCCATGCTGCGCTCCCTCGAAATCAATTATTGCAGCGGTATAACCGCGCAAGGCGATTCAGGGCGCCATCCCCATACCGACAGCGGCGGAACCACTCCGCCTCCGGGCAAATGAGCAAGCCGGGCGATGTATGATGGGGTCTCGCTCTCACTGGATGCCGTCAAGGGCTGGGGCGGCTGGTCCCTGTTCTTCCTTGCCATCATCTGGTGGATACGGGGAGCCCCTGATCGCAGGCGCGCGGCAACGGAGGATGCCGTCCAGCGCAAAAAGGTCGAGATCGAGGCGGAAGCTGCGCTTCAGGCCCGTAATGGCGAACTTATCGGCGCCCTCTCCAGGCGTATCGATCAAGTGGTGCGTGAGCATGAGGCGGACCGCAATAGCTGGAGCAACGAGCGCGCCGCGATGCGGGCGGAACATGAGGCCGATCGCCGCCGTCACGATGAGGAACGCGAGCAATGGCGCCGGGAACGATCGCAGCTCCTCGAACAGGTCGACGGGCTTGAGCGCAAGCTGCAGTCCTATGGCTCGTCCGCGCTGCATCTGCAGGAGGGGCCGGTCAACGCGCCGACTACGATTGCGCGCCTTGTGCCGGATGCAGGCCCGGTGAAGCGCAACAGGGGCCCGAGACGATGACGAGCTACTTCGTCTCCCTTGGCGCCTGCTGGCTGGTCTGCATGTCGTGCGGCGGGTCGTACGAGCGCACCGCGGCAAGCGTCGTGCTTCTGAATGGGGTCGCGAACGAAGTCTGCGTGCGGATCAGCGGCGATTACACGCCGTGGATCTGGTTTCTGATGACCGACACGGTTGCCTGCCTGATCCTGACGGCGCCCCACAATGGGCGGTTGCGCATACCCCAATCGGGCACCGTGGGGGCGGTGCTGGCGGCGACCTATGCCACGCAGATCATCATGCACCTGAGTTACGGAATGAGTTCAAACGGGCGGGCGTACACATACTGGCAGAGCCTTACAGCGATGGCCTGGCTGCAACTCCTGATCCTTTTCATGGGGGGGATGTCGCATGGCTGTGGTCGTCTTGGTCGTCGGATACGTCGCCATATTCCCGTGGCTTCTCAGACGCATCTGGGCCGCGTGGGAACGGCGAACGAGGGAGAAGGCTGAATGAGCGGAGGCCCCATAGACTGGCCAGCAACCCAGCGCCTGTTGGGCGTGACCCCCGATGGCATTCCGGGGCGGCAAACCTATCTTGCGATCGTCGATCTCGTCGGCCAGCCATGCCAGCCCGTCGCCAATTGCCTGGCTAAATTCGCCCCCAGTTACGGCATGACGACGCCGCCACGACTGGCTGAGTTCGTGGCGCAGATCGCGAACGAAACAGGCGGCTTCACTGTCTGGGAAGAAAACCTGCATTACAGCGCGGCCGGGCTTCTGCGCACATGGCCATCGCATTTCAATGCGGACATAGCCGAACGGTGCGCCGGCCAGCCGCTTCTGATCGCGGAACGGGCCTATGGCGGGCGCATGGGGAACGGCCCAGAGGGCTGCGGCGAAGGCTGGAAATACCGCGGTCGCGGCGCGCTGCAGCTGACCGGCAAGGACGCCTATAGCAAGTTCGGCAAGACGCTGGGGATAGACCTGACTGCCCACCCCGAGGTGGCTGCAGATCCCTATAACAGCACGTTGATAGCGCTCGAATTCTTCAAGGAATTGCACGTCAACGATGCGGTCGATGCCGGTGATTTCGTCAAGGCGCGGCGGCTGACGAACGGCGGATCGATCGGGCTTGAGCATGTCGCAGAGTTGCGCGCCAAGCTGCTGGCGAAGCTGATATGAGCCTGACCAACATCCTCAAGAATATCAATGGCGAGTTCGAGATCGGCCGCGTCTGGCTGTCGATCGGCACCGGATCAATGGTCGTCGCCCCTGTCGTGTTTCAAGGGATCGACACGTTCAAGAACGGGCATTGGGACCCGGCCGCATTCTGTGGCGGCTACGGCCTGGGCCTAGGCGGCCTGATCACCTCCGGCGTCCTCGCGATCGGCAACAAGGACAAGAATGTCGCCGTCGCGCGCCAGACGCAGGCGATGCCGCCGCTCAGCGATACGGAGACCAAGTGATGTTCAGCCTGATCGCCCTCGCTCTCGCCAGCCAATCGGTATCGAAAGCCACTTGGGTCGATGTTTGTTCGGAGCGGGATAGCCCGCGCGCCTGCGCCCGAGCCATGCGGCGCTGGGACCGGATCGCCTACAAGGTCTGCGGCCCCGACGGCATGGTGGACTGGGATGGCTATCCCGGAAAACCGGCCTGCAACCGAAGCGGGTGGGACGGCCAGCGCTATCACCAAAAGGGGGCCGAGTGATGCCCATCTGGCTCCTCGGCGCCTGGCGCTTCATCCGCCCTCTTATGCCGTACATCGCCGCTGCGCTCGTCGTGCTGGGGCTGCTCTCCGCATACGGTCATCGGGAATATGGCCGGGGCAAGCATAGCCGGGACGCAGAGGTCGCGCGCATCACGCAGGACCGCGACACGCACGCGGCGAACGAACGGATCCTGCAGGCCGCCCTGGACCGCCAGAACGCCGCTGTGGTGGCGTTGAAGACGGAAGCGGACCAACGGGTCGCGGCCGGTCAAAAGGCCGTCGCGGAGGTCCGTAAAGCGAACCAGAGCCTGCAAACACAAGCAGAGATGCTGCGCCGATCCGGCAACAAGGCGGTCCCGAAGGATCGGCCATGCGTGCCGAGCCCCGCACTCGTGATGGTGGGAAAGATATGAAACGCGCCCTTGTCCTCGCGCTGGCCCTCTCGTCCTGCGCCACGCCACCAGCACCCCAGATCGTCACCAAAGAGGTGAAGGTCCCCGTGCCTGTTGCTTGTGTCAACAAAGCCGCGGTTCCGATCGAACCAGATGCCGTTGTGATCCCGCTGACGGATGCCCGCCTCGCCGCCGACATCGCTGCATCTCAGGCGCTCAAATACAAGGCCTGGGGGCGCGAGCTTTACGCGCTGATCGTGCCAGCCTGTACAAAGGAATAGCGTCATGCAAATCGGCGTCAACCTATCTCCGCCCCGTCCATTCGGAGAACAGATGTTCATGAACCTGATGCTCCAATCGGGGGCATTGCAGGGCGGCGGGGTCCAGGTTGTCGCCCCGGATAGGCGAGGGCTGGACTATGCCGTATCGATCCCGCCAGAGTTCGCAGGCATGGTCAAGCAGCAGCCATGGGGCCTCTCGATCGACCCCAGCGTAACAGCCGTCCCGAACATGATCTATGCCCGTAAAAGCGATATCGGGCTGATCAAGGCCGGGCAGGTATTCCGAACCCAACAGCTCAACATCCTTCGCCCCATGGCCTGCATCCGGTTCATGGATTGTATGGCCACCAACGCCAACCAGACGCCGTTCTACACCGCCTCGATCGGCGATACGTCCTACGTCCACGGCATGCCGGTTCCGGTGATGGCGATGCTGTGCAACACGGTCGGGGCGGATGCGTGGATCAACATCCCGGTCCGTATGTCGGATGCGGATGCGAAAACATTGGTCGTGTTGTTCCGCGAGTTGCTGGACCCCGGCCTGAACCTCTACGTCGAGTTCTCGAACGAGGTGTGGAACGCGACCTATTGGGCGATGCACTACGCCAATGAGCAGGGCAACGCGAAATGGCCCGCCGATCCTACAGCCAGGAAACAGCCCCCCAATGCCGGCCAGCGTTGGTACGGCATGCGCTGCGCCCAGCTTTCCGCCGCCGTAGCAGGCCCCGGCATCCGGTTCGTCATGGGTACGCAGACCATGAACCCCGGCCTCGCAAAGGCTGTCCTGCTGGGCTTTGACGAAGCTGGCGGGGTCAACGCCAACGTCTATGGCTGGTCGTTCGCGGCGTATGTGGATGGGGGAATCAAAGGCGACAAGCTGGTTGCCCTGTCGGAAGCCGGGGATATTCCTGGGGCGATCGATGCCCTGATGAACGATCCGGTCCGCGGCATGCCAAAGATGCGGACGATCTACACGCAGCAGGCCGCGATCGGGGCGTCCAGAGGATGGGAACCGGTTGTTTACGAAGGGAACACCAGCCTGATCGCGCGTGGTATTGCAGATCCGGCAGCGAAGGCAAAAGCCATTGCGTTCGTGAAGGCGGTGACCGAGGACGAACGCGTTGCCCCGGTGCATGAAGCCAACCTTGCCGCGCTGAAAGCCGCTGGCGTCGTCCTGTGCAACCTGTTCAATACGAGCGGTGGGCCGGGAGAATATGGTTATTGGGGGCTCGTCCCGTCATTGGATCATCCGGAGGGAAATCCAGCCTGGCAGGTGGCGCGGAAGTGGGCGCTTGCGGCTTAGCCCTTAAGCACCTCATCAGTTCCATCCGGGTGTCTGTAAACAGGAATGCCGGGGTCGGAGGGGCGCTTGAACCACTCAAGCAACTTATCTGCCGCGTCCAAATCGTTTTGGGTTGTGTGTCCCGCAATAAACCCAAGCTCCCGTAGTTTGGCGACCAACGCCTCTCGCTCGCTCACGGCTTACTCTCCTGTTCAAGGGTGGATAGCAGTTCATTGGCAAGCACTGCCAACGCTGCACCCTGCATCTTCCGCGTGCCGTCCTTCTCTGCGTCTGCCTGCCTGTCGTATGCAAGGGCGCGATGGACGATGTCGAGGTGTAGCCTCTTTAGGATGGCGTCAAGGGCGGCGGTGGCCAGCTCGCGGCGGTTTCACTTGGTCGCCTCTCGGATGCGGTAGTAGATAACATCTCCCGTCCCGAAACGGTGTTGCCATTGCCACGTATCAGCGCGTCGCGGACCGGACTGAACATGCAGACCATTGCGCATCATCCTGAACCTCACTTCTACAAGCGTATCAGGCGGGACCGGACACTCTCCACCGCCCCACAGCTTCCAGCCGCGCCAATAGCCAGGAGGCACTTTTTCTTTCGGGTCAGCCATCATCTCCTCCCCGCACGGCTTCGGCGGTACCCAGCCTTTCCGCAAGCGATAGCAGATCCTGAGGGGTCGTCATGCGGGCAGACATTCGAACAGTTGACCATCATACGACAGGCTTGCGCGCATCGCGGAAACGCGCCTTTCCGCCTCCGCCTGATCATACGCCCAAACCTCGGTGGAATATGTTTTGCCGTCCATCTCATAGCTGAGCAGGAAACAATAAAGCGGCCGGCCATATTCATCCTTGCGGACAAATTCAGAGGATGGCTGTGCCGCCGCATTTCTACGCGCCGTTAAGTCTATGATTTTGTCGTCGTCCATCTCATCATCTCCTATACGGACGGGGGGAGGGGTTTACCCGATTGCCAGGATTGCAGCACGCCATTGCTCGATCATCTCGGCTGTTCTGGCCTTCATGTCGAACCGCCCGCAAATCGGAGCCTTCATGGAGGGCCCGCGCGATCGGCCCCTATCATGGTATTCCTTCGGGCAAGCTCGCGTCATCCAAAGACGGCACGAACCACACTGCCGTTGAGCATCCCGAATACGCGCCTCAAGCTCTCGGCGCTTCTGCTGGTTCTGAGACCATTGGCTGAGCGACGTCGCCCAATCCCAAAGCTCTGTCCCGCTCGGCGAAACTTCGCGTGGCGGTTCCGGTACATGCGCGCTCACATCCCCCTCCCATCATATAATACAGGGGTGGGGGAGGGGTGGCGGGTCATAGAGGCACCTTTTCGAAAGAGGGGGCGCATCGCCCAACAAGCGGGAGCCACTGGTAGCCGGTAACCCGCATCCATGCGTGATGCGTGATGCGTTCCTGCACTGCCCCACAATTGGCGCAGCGGCGCTTGATGGGCCCCAAGATGCCATTTTCTTCGGAGGCATCGGCCCACCTGTGCTTCACGACCTTCATACCAAAAACCCGATAGCCAGCCCGATGACTAGCCACGTCAAGCCGGACAGCACTTGAACCGGATCACGCCAATAGGCCCGCTCAATGATAGTGTTGCTCATGACAGGGTCTCCGCGTGCTCGGCTGCTCGGGCCTGATGCGAGAAAGTATGCACTTTCCCATCACGGCCGAATCCGCCGTTGCGCTTCAAATACATCCCGCACTCGTTAACGATGACGTAGCGGCGATACCGCCCCTGATAATGGGTTGCGACCGTGTACCGAAGCGCCTCGCAACCCCATGACCAGATCGCGCCAGTTTCAGGATCGCCGTCGTCACTAAACCACTCGTTCCGCAGCTCAAATGGCGTCTCCATCGGCGTGACCTGAATGCGGCGGTTGCGGGGCTGAAACATTGCCTTGTCTCCGTAAAGCATATGCTCTAAATACAGCATATGGCTTTGGACGCAATAGCGCATATGCTAAATAATTCCACCTTGGATGAAAAAGGCACATGCGATACGCCCCGCCGCGTGGGCAGGCGCATGGAATATCCTGAGAAGCGGGAGGCGGCGTTTAAGCCGGGGACGCTAGATCGCATCCAAGGGGCTTTGCGCGACGATGAAACACAGGTCGGCTTCATCCGCGAAGCCGTGGAGCGAGAGCTGGAACGGCGGGCGAAAGGCTGATCAATCCGCCCCAAGTGGGTAAAATAGTGGGCAGGCTCTCTAGCTATACAGCCTCGTTCGAATCCCACCCTCTCCGCCAGTAATCTTTCGCCGGGGTTCGCTGGCGACCGCATTCCCCTCCTGTAGCGCGACTTTTGTTCCACTGACGTTCGCTTGCGTTCGCCGCCGTGCGCGGTCCATACGTGGGCAAACGGTGGGCAGAGAATCGGACTGTGGGCAGATTGACCGCTCGGAAGGTGGAGACGCTCAACGAACCGGGGCGTTATTCCGATGGGGACGGCACTGGTTTTCATCTGCGAGTCACGAAGGAAGGCGGCAAATATTACGTCCTGCGCACTACGGTGCAGGGTGAGCGGAAGGACTTCACGCTTGGTTCGGCCAAGCGAATCACCCTTGCAGCGGCGCGAGCGAAGGCGGCTCTTATTCAAGAAAGCCTCGATGCTCATGGCAAGGTGCTGCCCACCGAAATGCCCACTTTCGCCGATGCGTCCCGTTCTGCCCACAAGGCGCTCACGGCCGGGCTCCGGAACATCAAGCATAAAGCGCAATGGCTCTCCACGCTGGAAACATATGCTTTCCCCGTGGTGGGCGATAGGCCGATCAACGAGGTTGAACGCGCGCACGTCGTTCAGATCCTGTCCCCAATCTGGCTGGAAAAGCGCGAAACGGCCGACAGGACGTTGCAACGCATTGACCGGGTGATGAGCTGGGCTGTCGGGCATGGATTCCGCAACAGCAGGGTAGACATGGCCTTGGTCCGCGATGCCCTCCCGCGCCGTGGCAGGCGCAAGCGCTCCGAGATACGCCGTATGCCAGCGGTGCCCTGGGCCGAAGCGCCGGCTTTCTTCGCAGCGATACCAATGAGCCGTAGTGTAATCGAGGTCCGCCTGGCGATGACCTTTTACCTGCTCACCATACCAAGGCCGGGCAATATCTATCTCGCCAAGCGCGACCAGATCGACTTGGCTGCCGCTGTGTGGAGCATACCAGACGAGGAAATGAAGGCTGGGGAGCCGCATCGCATTCCGCTTTCGCCGGCCGCGGTGGAGGTCGCTCGTTCCATAATGGACATGCACGAACACGAATTGCTGTTCACAGTCTCGGGCAAGCCAATGTCGCCAGATACGCTTAGGATGATGATGCGTCGGATGGGGCGAACTGAGACACCGCACGGGTTTCGCTCCACCTTCAAGGACTGGGCCAGAGCCTCCGGATACCCTGACGACCTTAGCGAAATGGCGCTCGCCCATGCCGATCCTAACGAGGTGCGCGCCGCCTACGCGAGAGATGATCTACTCGAAGAACGGCGCCCTATGATGCTTGCTTGGTCGGCATATTTGGCAGGGTTTCCGCATACGCGAGCAGGGACTTCACAGGGATGACCGTGGAGCGGCCCTGTTTCTTGGCCTCGATCTTGCCGGCGTTGATCAGCTCGTAGAGGTATGTCTTGCCGCACGCGAGCATGGCCGCGCCACGGTCTGGACTGACGAGAATGGGATATTCGTTGTCGTTCATCACATCCCCCTCTTTGAAAGCAGGGCACGGGCTTTGCGGAATTCCTCCGGGTGAGGGGCGGCGCGAACATTCTCGATCCCGCCATAATGGACCCCGCTCGTGAACTTGACTGCCGCTTCCGCGAACGGTCTCAGCCCCTCTTCAAGCTCTGAGATGCGGGCGATGAGGCGCGCCCTCTCAGTGGAGGAACTGAAATCCGTGGTCGGCGGAGAATTGCGAAGAATCGCCCTACAGTGAGAGCATAGCCCGCCCGAAGTCGGGCCGTCGCAGCTTACGCAGACAAATGCCTTACCCTCCTGTGCGCGGAGATGGTCGCGGAGGGCGAGGCCGAGGGGCGTGAAGCGGAACATGGGATTCCCTATCCCGTCTTGACTCTCCGCGAGCGCCCCAATGGTCACGAGCGCTCGACACGCACGATGGCGAGCGCCAGCATAGAAGCGATGCGTGGAGATACCCATGGGCTGCGATAGGATCGCCTTCTGCGCCTCCGACAGCCCGGCAGCCATCCTCTCTACAGCGGTCATGACGGCTGCCTCGCTGCGTTGATACAGGCGTGGAAGAACAGGACCGCGGCGTCGGCTTGCTTGCGGAAATTGTCGGCCAATCCAGGGTTAAGCTGATCGGCATCCGCCAGAGCCTGAGCCGCGTTCATGCCAGCAGGTGGCTTTGCGCCGATAGCGGCTTTCAGCATGGCCAAGGCGAGTTCGTCGCGCGGGATTTCGATCCCGAGGAGCGTCCGCTTTGCCTTAGCGGCGCTCATGACGTGGGGTCCGTGCTGAGTGCTGCGAGGTATTCTTTCCAAGCATCGTCGATGGTCGAAATGCAGGGCCTGCTTGTTTCCTCTGCGATCTGGAAGCCTCGCGCGAAGGCGAATGTGAACGCCTCCCGCGCGCTATCCGGCTGTGCAGGGCGGAACGGTTTGCCGATCTCAGACTGATCGGGAACGGCAGCGATGGGTAGGCGGCGGAAGAATTCGTCTCGATAGGCGCCCCATGCTTCACCGATCGCGATGTCCTCAATCTCGCGCATGGCTTCATCTGCATCAGTCGCATCGTACCCTTCGGGGAATTTTGCGTAGAGGAAGCCCTCGCGGAAGCCGTTATAGAACGTGTCACGCCCTGCTTCGTCGGCCGGATCATAGAGTTCATTGTAAGCCTCGACGGTTAGCGGCGCCTCCCGCGTCATGGCGGGCGCTGCTTGCTTGAGGGATGCTTCGAAGCGGGCAGGTAGAGAAGCGACAAACTGATCAATCGTGTCGTAATGTTCAACATGGGGCAGATGGTGAAACACTGTCTCACGCGGTCCTATAATAGTCAGCCTGTGCCCAAGAGCCAGTGCGAGACCAAATTCGATATGTCGCCCACCACGTGTATTGCTGCGGGGCTCTTCCATCAGACTGATCGTCCAATTTGCCGCCCGAACATCGTCCACGTCTTCCAGCGCAAACCTTTGGCGTTCATGATCCTCGGCTTGACGAGATAAGCCAGTCGGTAAAACATGGTCGCAGTCCGGCTTTACCCAGCGGCTTGTGATCACCGCCCCCCTATCTTTGAGTGCGTGCGCCAGCTGGTTGCATTCCGGACGGCGGCTAAACCGTGCGGCGATGTAAATGCATTGGCTCGGCATCAAAGGCTCGCTTGTAGATGCGTTTGTCATGGTGCGATCCTTTCCGACTTCAGGCAATTGACGCACATCGGAGAGAACATCTCCGCCGTAAGCGTGTCCCGATCCTTCGGAGGCCTGTCTTCCCAGCCCCACGGATGCCTGTTGCTGATGCGATGTTGCAGCGCCTCGATCCGAGCGGCCGTGGCGGGGCAAACGCGGCGCACCATCGCCAGCTCACCTTTGTCGGCGAACGCGCCACATAAGCACTCCCCAGACATGCCCAGTTCGATCGCAACAGGATTGCGTGGCAAGCCGGTGGCCTTAAGATGATGGTAGATGAAAGACTGTCCGGCCCAATACATGGGGTTGACCCACATTTGAGCGCCCTTGAAGTTGACCTCGCGCCCTCCGTAGCCGCTCCGCCGGACGCTATCGTCGTGACATATCCCGGTTA